AATAATGCAACTCAATTAAATATTGCAATTAATAATGTATTGCAGAAACCAAATGTAAACTCTACAACTTTTACAGAGGGTTTTGCAATCGAAGATAATCATAAGATAGTATTTCAGACAGCACCAACGAGTCAAGATATATTTTGGGGAAGTATTATTGCAAATACTCTCACTACATTTGACATTAGTGATCATAAGATAGACACTTTCACTGGTGACGGTAGCACCACAGAATTTACATTATCACATACACCAGCAAACAACGAAAGTTTGATGGTGACAATCAATGGTGTTCTACAGCATCCAAGTAACGCATCGACTGCTAGAGCATATACATTAATTGCAAGCATCATTCAATTTACAGCAGCACCTGGTGTTGGTGATGAGATACAAGTACGACATCTTGGTTTTGCAGGTGCAACCACATCAGACGTAAGTGGATTTTATGGACGTACAGGTAATGTTGTTCTAACAGATCAAGATGATATAACTGTTAATAAGATTAATGTTGGAACGGGTGTAACGATTGAGTCAAACGGACAGGCAACTTTTGTAGGAGTTGTAACTTTTGGTTCAGGTTCAACCACCATTGATAATAATGTTGTGAATGTGGGCACAGCATTAACATTAGGACATACACAAGGTCTTCAATTTCATACTCAGAATTTACACTCTGCAGGATTTGAGGTAAATCAAATTAATTCATCAGGAATTATAACTGCTTCATCATTAGATGTAAGTGGTAATGCTTTCATTGGTGGAGTGCTAACTTATGAAGATGTAACAAGTATTGATTCAGTAGGATTAATTACAGCGAGAGATGGTATAGATTGTAATGGTGATTTAGACGTAGATGGTCATACAAATTTAGATAATGTAAGTGTTGCTGGTGTAACAACATTCACTGGTATTACAACTACTTCATCTATTTCATTTGCAGAACATTTTTCAACCTCTGGAATTGGTACATTTGCAGACATACATGTTAAAAATCCTACTGATACAAGGATAACTTCTATTTCACCTGGATTTTTAATTTTAAGTAGAAATAATCCTGGCATTTACCTGAAGAATAATCTTTCAGATAATTTTGATGCTTCAATTCAACTTGTATCTAATGAAATAAGGTTTCAAGGTGGTGGAAATGGTGCTACTTCTACTCGTATGGTAACGACTTCAAGTGGTGTAAGTTTTCCTCAAGATATAGATGTAGATGGTCATACAAATTTAGATAATGTAAGTGTCGCTGGTGTAACTACATTTGCACAAAATATAAACCTATCAGATAAAATAATAACTAATTGTAAAGGATTTAACTCTGGAAACGAACAAGCAAGAATAGTTGTAAAAGCTGGTGATAATTCTGCGGGTGGTGGTCTTAGAATAGTGGAATATTATAATGATGATACCACTTTATTCAGTTCTGAAATAGCTAATTTCTATACTAATGGAATTGAACTAAAGGAAAATGTAAGCATTACTGGTAATCTTACTATACCAGATAGCATCATTCACTCTGGAGATACAGATACTAAAATTGAATTTAGTACTGATACAATAAATTTTGATACTGCTGGTGGTGAAAGACTTCGCATCGCATCAGATGGAAGCATTCTCATAGGTGGTATTCGTACAAGTAACACTGGATTTGGAAATAAGGTTCTTATAAGTGGTGGAACTCTAGGAATAGATGGTAATGGTGGTAATGCTGGTATGCATTGGCATAGAAATTCTGGTGACACTGAAGGATATATTGGAATAGGGGGTTTTGCAGTAACTGGTGGTGCTGATGATGACTTTGGTATTGCTGCGAAAGGTAACTTAATATTTGGTACAGCATCTGGTGGTTGGGCTGAAAAACTTCGCATTGCATCAGATGGGACAGTACAATATAAAACTGCTGGTGGAAAAGGATATGAGTTTGGTGCATCTGGTTCTAGTAAGAGCACTGCTGCAAATATGTTTGCACCAGCATCTTATACATTAGCATTTGCTACAAATAATGAAGAAAGACTTCGCATCTCACAAAACGGTCAACTACTTCATGGTGATAGTTCTGAGGATCAAGGTTGGGCAGTATTTTGGAGAGCAGCATCTGGTGGTGCTGATGCAGGAACAGCAGGACAAGATGGTGCTGGTGATAAGGGAGTAAACATTAGATCAGATATGGGTCCAACTCATCTTGATTTAACTGGTACAGATAACTTTACATTAAGACTCTCTAATGGGGCGTATAGTGGTACTGGTGTTGCAGACCCACAAGGAACGATTTCAAAAATATTATTTCACACTGCAACTCATAATGGATGGAATTCCTACGGTGCCATAGCACTTGAAAGTAAGGGAACGAGTTCTGCTAAAGGTCAATTAGTATTCTTGACTAATAATGGCACTAATTCAATGGCTGAAAGACTTCGCATCACAAATGCTGGTTATGTTGGTGTCAACGAGTCGAGTCCACAGAGGTATTTTCAAGTAACTGGTAACGCTAGTTATGGTGCTGCACATTTTGGAGTATTTGGAACAAACGCTGGAAATGCTTATATTGGTAACACTCCTGTAGTTACAATATCAACAGATGGAAGTGCAAACGCTGGAACTAATGATGAAAAAGCAATATTCCAAGTTGGTAGAGGTGGCGGTGGTGCAGGTGCTGCTGCAGTTACAAAAGATCTATTCAGAGTCAACTTAGGTGGTTCTGTTCAGATTGGTGGTGTAGTTGGTAGTAATTCAGATATTGATATTGCAAATACAAAACTAACTATCAAACAGACTGCAAATAATAAAGAAGATGGTATCTATCTTGAGAGAAGTGGAGAAAGAAGAGGATATTACATGTACGTTGGTGGTGCTGGTGGTTATAATGATGCACTAAGTATAAGCATGAATCAGTTGGGAACTGATACTGATGTTTTAGCAATTGATCGGGGTAATAGACTTGCAAAAATTGGTGGTGATGTAATTATTGATAGTAGTAATAATGGTTATGGTGGATTAAGAATTTATGACGATACCTCTGGTGGATATAATGTAAATTATCTTGCAGGAAGAAATGATGGAAATACATCTCACGTATTCTGGTATGCAGGAAGAACTCAAAACCAATCACCTTGGTCAAATAATAACCCTCCTGCTGAAATGATGAGAGTAAGTGCAAGTGGTGGATTGCAACTTGCTGGCGATACTGATTCAGGACTTCAATTTCATGCAGGTGATCATTATAAATTCAGAACAAAAGGTAGAGAAAGAGTACATGTAGATAATAGAGGTGTAATGACAGCACCTAAGTTATCAACTAAGGCGTTAGTATTTTCAAGTTGTTGCAATAAATGGGCAAGTTCGAGAGATATAATAAATTTTGTGATGACATTCTATACTGGAGCTTCATCTGCAACATATCATTTTATGAGAATGATTTCACAACCTGACTGGAGTTTTGATGATGTTGAAATTAGACAATATCGTTATCAATATAATCCATCTGGATCTGACCACACTGTAAGAAGATATTATAGTTACTATGGTGGTCATAATGAACAAATCGTTAGATATAATCAAAATGGTAGTGGTACTGGTACTAGTAATGATAACTATATAACTAAAAGAACTGACTTTGGTCCAGGTGGTTCAATGACAATTCACCAAGCATCTAATGGTGGATATTATAGAGACTTATATGGAAGTGATTATGCAATAAGTCTAGGTAATTACATCGGTGTAAGACTGGAGATTAAAATAACAGCCACCGTTGGTGTATATGATACAGGTGATTATGCAACTGCATATGATTTTTATCCAGCAAACTATGGTGGACAGGCAACACAAACAAACGCAGATAATCATGGTGGTCCTAGAGGTGTTTGGTTTAATACAACATCAAATGGAACTGGTACTGGAACAGCACCAGTTATATCAACTACTAACTCTGAAAGAGGTTGGAGCACTGGATCCAATTTCTTAGATGTTTCAGCATAGGAGGTTATCATGTACGCATACATTGTAGACAATAAAATTAGTGAAATTTATCCCTCAAATGAGAAAGCGGGTAAATGTATTAAAATGCCTGATGATTATTGGATATCGGAAACTCATGATTATAAGTATGATCCTGAAACTGATTCAATTGTAGAAGACTTGAATCCACCAGGTCCTCCAGTTCCAACTCAAGAGGATCTAGATGAAATGGCTCTTACTGCTTTGAGACAAGAAAGAGATGTGTATTTGGCTTCAACCGATTGGGTTGTAACGAAGGCAGCTGAAACAGGTGAACCAGAATCAGCTGAATGGAAAAAATATCGACAGGATCTCAGAGACATTACAAAGGTATATAAAAACCAGAACGAAGTTGTTTGGCCAACTCCACCATCATAAATAATTAAAAAGTAATATGGCACTTGATAGACTAACAAAGGTAGATGGTGGAGGTATCAGCACGACTTCTGATTATCGTGTTGGTATAATTACTGCGACTAAATTTGTTGGTCCGATTGAGGGAGATGTTACAGGTTCTATCACTGCTACAGATGGAACATTTAGTGGGAACGTCACGATTGGTGGCACACTTACATACGAAGACGTAACAAATATAGATTCAGTTGGTATTATTACTGCAAGAGATGGGGTTCATGTAGGTGCTGGTGTTTCAGTTGTTGGTATTGTAACTGCATCAACATTTAAGGGAGATGGTGATTTTGTTGATATAGATGTAGATGGTCATACAAACTTAGATAATTTAAGTATTGCTGGTGTAACAACAACCACTGGAAGTGTGAATGTCGGTGATGATCTTGATGTAACTGATGATCTTACCATCGGTGGTGAATTTAATATGGTAGGTTCATCTGACTCTAACAAATATTTTGATGTACGGACAGGAGCATCTAATAAATTAATCATTAGAAGTTCTTTAGGTGGTGCTAGTAATCTTGAAACAATGTTGTCAATTGGCAGAGGTGCATCCAGTTTTGTTGGTAATTTAACTCTTGGAGACAGTTCTGATGATAGCAGTGCTGCTGGTCCTGAATTCACATTAAATAGAAATAGTGCATCACCAGCTAACGCAGATTATCTTGGACAGATTAAGTTTGCTGGAAGAAGTTCTGCAGGTAACCAGAGAAATTATGCAAAGATAACAGGTAAGATATTAGATGTAACAAATGGTGCAGAGGATGGTATTCTTGAATTTGCACATATTAGAAATGGATCACAAACAATTACTGGTAGATGGAGAAGTGATAGTTTACAATTATTAAATGATACTAACTTATCAGTTGCAGGAGATACAACTTTAACAGGAGATTTAGATGTAGATGGTCATACAAATTTAGATAATGTAAACATTGCTGGTGTTACAACTGCTCTTGGATTGGTTAACATTAATATAAATGCAAGTCAATCAGTATCAAATCCGCTTCTTCTACAAAACTCTGCAGCTGCTGGAACTGCATCTAATCCAGATGTCGTAAAACTTGCTTTTGGATCACAAGGATCAGTAAAAGCAAGTATACGTGCTGATGTGTATGGAAATGGAGCAATGACTTTTCATACAAATAATGATACTGAAAAACTTCGCATCACAGCAGCTGGAGTATTAAAAATCGAAAGAGGGTCTGCGACTGATACAGCGTTAGAAATTAATACAACTGCTACAACTGGTGCTTGTAGAATTAAATTTAATGAAAGTGGAACAACAAAGTCTCAAATCGCATATTCACATGCAAACGATCAATTAGAAATTATTGGTGCAACTGGAAACTCACTTGCTTTCTTTTCTGGTGGTAGTCAGGTATGGAATATTGATACAAATGGGCACTTACTACCAAATTCTGCGGGTGCTGTAAATATCGGTAGTGCAACTGCAGAGATTGGTGATGTTTATATTGCTGATAATAAACAAGTGCAACTAGGTGATGGTCAAGATTTAAAAATTTATCATAGTAGTTCAGATAATCATTCTTACATAAAAGAAAGTGGTAGTGGAGATTTGTTAATTCAAGCTACTCAAATTAAATTGCAAGATGCTTCTGGGACTGATTATTTAAGAGGATTTACAGGTGGAGCTGTTTATCTGCATAACGCTGGTAATAATAAATTTGAGACCACCAGCACAGGGGTTCATGTAACAGGAGAAGTCTCAGCATCACAAGACTATCCAGATATAGGTCCAACAGTAGATCTTAATTTTGCAGCGACAGAAAGTTTAGACCCAAGAATTAATTTTTATAGAGCATCAGCAGCAAGTTACATTGATCAAAATGGTAAACTTGTTCTTGTTTCTCCTAACACTCCAAGATTTGTTTATGATCAAACTACAAAAAAATGTAAAGGATTATTGATTGAAACTTCAGGAAGAAATCGTGTTAGCAGTGCAGGTAGTAATAATGGTAGTGCCACAGCGACTGGAACAGTTCTTGGTAATGCATTTACGACTAATGAAAATTATCACGGAATTGAATTACCAACTGGCGAAATAGGAGTAGTAAGAAAACTTGTTTCAAACGATAGTGGAATGAGATTTGGAGATTATAGTGGATCTGCTAATACATCATATACTGGTTCTATCTGGATGAGATCAGTTAGTGGAACAATCTCATCAGGTGTTTTTCTTGATATCAATGATGGAACTACTATACAACCTACCATTACCGAAGAATGGGTAAGATACAGCGTAACGTCTGCCACCAATAATAGTCACAGATTTTTTGACATATACTGTGCTGGAACTAAAAGTATATACTATTATGGTGTGCAGTTAGAAGATAGTGCATATATGACATCTTACATACCTGTATATCCAAATATGTCTTTCGGATTACGTGCTCCAGATATTGCAGTCATTGATGGGCAGAATTTTACTGATTTTTACAATACAGATGAGAGTTCAGTTCTTGCGGTTGGAATTCCAAATAGACCTGCTTCTGCTCAAGGACAACTTAATATTGTACATATAGGTGATAGTAATAATGATGGACACGGTATATTCAGAGAAAATGGAACAAAAGATCCTTGGTATCATATCAGAAATAACAACTCTACTCCAACTGGCGGTAATTTAAATCCAAGTGGTTTTGGTGATTGGGATGCAGGAGAGGAAGCAAGAATCGCAATTGCATTTAAGAGTGGTGATCAGGCAATTTCTGTCAATGGAGGTAATCAAATCACTGCAACTGTAACAAGTAATTACCCAACTGCAAATATTTCAAAGATGTGGATAGGATCTCATGGTTCTGGTTCATACTTTGAGGGAACTATAAGTCGAATTGCATACTATCCAAAACAATTGACAGATTCTCAACTGAACACTCTAACAGCATCATAAATATCACAGGAGAATAATTATCAATGCCTAATCTAGTCGGAATCGGAAATACTCAAACTCCCACCAACTCAATGTTGGGTGGATTAGCGTATCAAAATCCAAAAAATGCTTCATTAGAAAGTGTAAATATAAAACATATTACTAAGATTAGTCAGACATTAAAACCTGGAACACTTATTGGCGGTATATTTGTTTACGATACAAGTCGAGATTCGGATGGTGGAGCATGGAGATATCGAACTCAAAATACATCATGGTATAATGAAACTTTAGGAACTTTAATTAGAGGTAATCGAAGAGAGTTTCCTGCTATTGCAATTCTTGTCAGTCTTGAGGGTGGAAATAATGAACACGGTGGTGTTGGATATTGTTTTGATATTTACGATGGAGACGATCCTGAGTGTCCTTTATGGATGAGATTTCCAATTGAGAGTTATAATACGAGTGCAAACTGGGGAACACAATTAACAAGTCTTGGTAGAGTAACTTTTCAATCTTATGGTGCTGGTCCAATCTGTGCTTTAAATGGACAAATATTTATAGGAAATTCATATGATGGTGGATCAAGTGCTGTTGGTTGGATGGTCAATATGATTAGTGAGAAAATGATTGATGTGATAAGGTACGGTGTTGCAACAAATCAATTTTATTACTTAGGTTCAGAAATTTCAGCAAGAGCAGATGTTCCACGCCAAGATGATAATGCCAGAGGAGCAAAATATGGTGGTGGTGATGATCATAGGTCATTGTTTAAAAGTGGAATAGCAGGAAGACCACTAGGAGGTGCTTGTGAAGATGTTGATATGTTTGTTGAACAATTCTCCTCTATTGACGATGAAACAGGATTGCCATTTCCATCAATTGCTCTTGCTTTGCGAGGAGGACTTTCAATTGTAAGAGGTCACGACAAAGGAGTTGATGATGACACCTTTGGTTCATATGGTGTTTATAAATGTAGTTTCGGACATAAGGGAGATTTAGCATATATTATTAGGAATGCTAATGTGGTTCAGAGTTACTACACAGCACTTGGTGATGCAGGAATCAGTGGAACTAAAACAGGACAAGTTGGAGATAATAACCAAAACACAAACCTTTATTATCATTATAATCTATCAACAAATTTAAATCCTACAATGGGTATTGTCTATTCTGGTTATGAAGATGTTCGACTTGTTCCGAATCCTTATGGGGAATATGCGGATGATTTATGGTTAATTCCAAGTTCAAACAAACCACTTAATTTTTATCTTGGTTCAGGTCGTGATCATGACAATCCAAATAATATGGGAACAATAGTTCATAAGATTGCTGCTAATAACATAACAGGATATATGCCAGGTGATTGTCAGATGGCAGTAATGGGTGAGTGTGCAAATGGTCCATTATCATTATACAATGGTGGCACCATCACAGAGCAATTACATTATGGAAATGAATTTACTTCAGATACTGGATTTGGTCATATATCCACAGCTATTACAAATGGATACTTATTCATGGCAGATGTGACCCAAGCAAGAGCAACAAGAGCAGCATCAGGATTTTTAGTTTCAGGTAAAAAATATTATTGTCAATATGAAAGAACAGGAAGCACTAATAATTTTTCATTTGATGATGATGGTGCTGGTGCTGGTCTTGGAGCTGTCACAACATATCATAACTCAACTTTCCAAGCAACTGGAACTTATGGATTTGTATTTACTGCAACTGCATCAAACCGAATTCGTTTGATGAGAACACAAACTGGAAGTGGTTCTAATATTGAAGTCCAATATGTAAGATTTTATGATATCTCCGATGGAAATGCAAATGTTGCTCAACAACATTCCTTACATCATGCATCAACAGGGGGTAAAAACTTTGGTTTTGCAGTAATTGGAACTCTCAAAAGAGAACCAGTTGCACCAGGTGCAGATTTGATGTGTTACAGTGGTTGGAGTAACTCAAATTACTTGATAAGAGGTGCTGATGATTTATCAGGTAATACTGATTATACTGATTATGGGACTAATGATTATATGTGGCATTTCTGGGTATATCCATCAGGAGGATCAACAGGTCAGGCATTAATTGGCGTAGGAGATGCCTCTCAAAATAATGGATTTAAAATTGGAATTTCTAACAACTCTGGTGGTTGGTATTTGCAAGTTGGTTACTTGGGTGTAAATAATAGTTTCGCAAGTACAAATAATGTATATGCACCATTAAATGGTCTTCAATGGAATTGTTGCACTGTTTGGAAAGTGAGTGATGTCTTTAGGTTGTATATAAATGGTCAATATTATGCATCAACATTTGGTGCAAGTTCTATCAACTGGTCTACTAAATGGGGTAATGGAACTGGAAGACCAATCACTGTAATTGGTAATAGAGCAGGTAGTGTTGCTAGTGGAAGTCAAGAACCAGCTAGTGCCGATACAAAAATAGCATTAGTAAGGCATGGAAGAGTACCAGGTTATGGTGCTGAAGGTTTTGACGATGAAAAAATTAGAATGATGTATGAAGATGAAAAACAATTATTCAGACCAAATACTCAATGCAGTCTCGGTGGTTCAACATCAACTCCAAAGGCAATTGATTATGATCGTTCAACTGATTTATTACACGTTGTCACCGATACTGAACGTGCTGCATATCGTAGATTGGTAAGAATAAATAGAGTGGCAAGGACAAATTCATTGTCTTATCCAAAAATATCTGCTGAAGGTGGAGTTGTTGTGGAGGTGGTTCAGTAATGGTACATGTAAATGTAACTAAAGAAGAATTTAATTTTAGGGAAAAACTCACTCGCTTAGATACTGAGAAAATACCTTATGAAAAAATGCCAGTTGGTAGTGTAATTCAGGTGCAGCAATCACATTTATATGGATCTGGTCAAGTTACCACTACCAGTGGTTCCTTTCAAGACAGTGGATTGTTTATTGATTTTCATCCAAAATTTGCAAATAGTCGTCTTTTGGTAACTTGTGCGTTTAATGCACAATCTGGTAATGCATCTAATAGTGGGATAAGATGGACAATATATAGAAATATAACATCACCAGCAACTTCTTCTAGTGAAAATGTATTGGGAAATTCAGGATCAAATATGACTATTTCATACCATAGTCAATCTGGTTATATTCATGAAGGAACATCATTAACTATAGAAGATAAACCAAAAACAATCAAAAAAGTGCAATATAGATTATTTTTTAGATCACATAATTCAAGTACAAGTGTTGGTGTTGCGAGAGATTGGGGTGGTGCACACTTTACAGTAATGGAGGTTAGAGAATGAGGGATCCTTATATAGTTAGTGCCTTATTAGCACTAAAACCTGGTGCTGAATGGACAACCAGAGGAGATAATTATTCTGATATTGAATGGTTGGACAAATCTCAAACAATACCAACAGAGGAAGAATTAAATAATAAAATTGCTGAATTGCAAGCAGAAGAACCTTTTAGACTTTTAAGAGAAGAGAGAAACAGATTAATTGCAGAAACAGATTGGACACAACTTAAAGATATTGATTTAGATATTACTCGTGAAAGAAACTGGAAGAATTATCGTCAAGCATTAAGAGATTTACCATCTAAATCAAACCCAAAACTCAACTCTATTGGTGAATTAGATATGACATCTATAACTTGGCCAACTAAACCAACATCATAAATAGTCAAAAAGTAATATGGGAATAACCATCAGTGGCGAGAATAATAATGATAGAATACTGGCATCTGATGGTGTCATAGATGAAATATCAGGATTTAATGTTGTAGGTGTAATAACTGCAACATCTTTCACTGGTGATTTAACTGGTGATGTCACTGGTAATTTAACAGGAAACGTAACAGGTAATATCAATAATTCTACTCTTCTTTTACAAACTGGTGGATCAGAAAGAATAAGAATAACAGGTAATAATGAAATCGGAATTGCAGGAGCAAATTATGGAACATCAGGTCAGGTATTAACAAGTGGTGGTTCAGGAAGTGCAGTTTCTTGGACAACTCCTGCTGTAACAGGATTTACGAATGGTTCTGATAATCGAGTTGTAACTGCGACTAGTGGTTCTGGATTAAATGGTGAGGCAAACTTAACTTTTGATGGGTCAGATTTATCTTTAACAGGAACTTTTGATTGTTCAGGAGAATCAACTTTCAGAGATAGAATACAACTTGTTGATAGTGCTCCTGAGATTCTATTAACAAAACCTGGTGGTGGATTAGATTCTCGTATACTGAATGATGGTTCTGGTAATTTGATTTTTGGAAATGGTCAGAATAGTGACACACCTCAAGAAAGACTTCGCATCGACTCAACTGGTCGGATAGGAATTGGAGTAGATTCTTTTCATGATTCCTCAACAAGATTACAATTACAATCACCTGGCTCAGACCATACTGGAATAGTTATAACTGCTGCTGCTACATCAACTTTATCGTACATATATTTTGGAGATACTGCTGATAAAGATATTGGTCGTATAGTATATGAAAATAGTACTGATTCAATGCAATTTTGGACTAATAATGCAGAAAAACTTCGGATTAACTCAAATGGTGACGTAACAACCACAGGACAAGCAAGTTTTAGTAGACAAAATGCTGGATTTACTGCAAGAGCAGGTGATGCTGTTTCAATTACACGAGCAAGTGGAACACCTCTTGAAATAAATCGCACTGGATCTGATGGTCAGATGATCAGTTTATTTGATGATAATACTCAAGAGGCTGCGATTTCTATAAGTAGTGGTTCTCTTCAATTTGGTACACCAAACAGTAGCACTCCAAGACTTACTATCACATCAGGTGGTGACGCTCTCTTTAGTGGTTTAACAACTAAAAATGATGCAAGAAATAACAAAGGAATTAGCCTCAAATCACCTGCAGGTGTTTCATTCCAAAACTTTGGTGCAAATGGTTCTAAAAACTGGAGAATTAGACCTGATGATTTAATTGATTGGGGAACTTTAGAATTTTCTGTTTCTCCATCTGACAATAATGATACAGATTGGCCTGATGCAGCAACTGATGTTGTCTTGACTTTAAAACCTGACAAAAATGTTATTATTAATAACGGTAAACTTGGTATCAATAATAATAGTCCCAATGGATTAATTTCAGCAAAACATAGTGGATTGTCTGATAATTTATATCGATTTGATTATTACTATAACTCTGGTAATAATGCATCAGGATATACAGCAAGTGGGATAACTCTTTCTGGTACTGCAGATAATAGTAATGGAGATAAACATACAACATATATTAATTTTAATAGTAGAGATCCTTCACTCAATGGAAATCATGGAGCAAGTGCTTACATCACAATGACTAATCCTGATTCTCAAGGATCTTATGGTACTGGTCAATTAGATTTTTATATTAGGAGTGGTGCTCCATATTCATTCCCAAATAATCCACAAGCACCATCAAATTACTGGATGGAATCCTTGTTTAGAATTCAATCGAATGGAGTGGTTAAAGTTCCTGGTGAGTTACGAGTTGATAGAATTGTTCCAGATGGTGGTCTTCCTTCTGGTAGTTTTGGTGGTATAATACAAATAAGATGGTCAGCTAATGTTGATAACTCAAATTATTCTTCAACATCGGATGTGACGATGCAGACAGTTAACATTACTCCACAGAGATCCAGTAGTCGAATGTTGATACATGTTGTGTATCCTTCTATAAGATCTTATACTACAGGTAATACAAGAAATAGATTGAACCATCATATAAAAAGAGATGGAACGGAGATATATAATTTACCTGAGATGCCACAGTGGAGAGGAGCAAACTTTGCTGGTAGTAATGTGGAAATTAATCACAACGTTGCATTTACACATATTGATCACCCAAACACTACAAACCAAGTAACTTATACTGCTACTTGGCAATCAGCTGATGGTCAAGTTTGGAACACTGCTACTGGTCAAATGGTAATGATCGTTGCTGAACTAACTGGGTAATTATTCATTTTATCAATCATGTACACAAATATAATAATAAAAACACTTATCGGTATTGGTATTACCGAATTCAAATTTGACGAAGGTATTGTAGATGAAACTACTTATCTAGAAAAGTGTCAAGAACAAGTTGGAGTTACAACTACTAATGATGCTATTTTTGGCACACCAACTAAAAACTGGACAACTTTTAAGGCAAAGTATGATGATATAATAGCAATATTTCCAATGAGTGAATTGAGAATTGAAAGAAATAGAAGACTTGCAGAAACTGATTGGTCGCAAAGTTCTGATGTTCCATCTACCACAAAGGATAAATGGTTAACGTATCGCCAAGCACTTAGAGATCTTCCAGCGAGTGCTAATCCAACTTTAGATGAGGATGGTTTTCTTGATCATTCATCTATTAATTGGCCAACTGAACCAACATAAATAACTAAAAAAATATAATGACATCAGAGATTCGAGCAAATACGATAAAGAACCGTGTTGGTTTAGGAACGATTGAGTATTCCAACACAGGTCCTGTAATTTCTGGTGTCACGACTGCCTCTAACTTTAAGACAGGTACAAGTAATTTACATAGCACAGGATTAAATATTTTTGATTTAGATGTAGATGGTCATACAAACTTAGATAATGTAAGTATTTCTGGTGTGACAACAATTACAGGAGCTTTACATGCTGATGGATTTAGCACTGTTGGAGGTGAAATTGCAATAAATGGA